AAAAAAAAAAAAAAAAAAAAAAAATAAAACTCGGTACTGACCGGGGCTACATCTAACAATTTATAATATTTATAGTAACTATTTTTGCTATCGGCCTCTCTTATTAGTCCTTTAGTGGCATAGAGAAATAGCAACACGGGTATAACCACCCCCCGTGGCAACAAGTAGCTCTTCTATATTTATTATAAAAATGATTTGTAGTGTATAAATAATATTATTAAGGCAAGGCACGGACATATTGGTAATGTCTATAAGTAGATGAAACACTGTTCATTGATGTGTGCGAAAAACAGGGACCCCTCTGACTGGCAAACACCAGCGCCTACTATTAGTGGACTTATAGTGACATAGTCGAAAATGACCGCTTACTGTTTGTAGCGTGTGACGAGTTCTTGGACTGTTGTAAAAGCTTTTCGAGAATTTATAAGTCCTGTTTAGCATTGTCTAACTCCTCGACAGCGCACGGAGCAGCGGTGATCGGGAATATACCTGTGAACGAATTGAGTAGTCATAGAGGTATGCAGGATCTTTGCTCTCCTAGTTTCTGAAAGTTTTATAGGAAGATAAAGCTTATCATTTTCTTTCAAATTTTATTTATGGTGAACGTATACAGAATTATTGTTTTAATTGTGCTTATTATATCATTTCTTCTAATATTACATCCATTTACACGTTTTCAATATATAAATTACCATTTAATATTTTCTGCAATTAAATTTTCAGGTATTCATAACCGTATTTTTGCACGTTATTTTTAAAATGAATTTCTTTTATGAAAAATTGTATGCTGAATTAATTTCTGACAATTTTAAGAATGAAGAGGATTTATTGTGTAAACAATATGACATGCGCCATGAGATTCGTCAGAAATATTCATTATATCCAGGCGAAGAAAATTGGGAATCCGTGCTTGAACAAGAATGGAATGAAGATCATAGAAAGATTGTTAAAAGGAGAAATTGGTTGTGGTATTTAATGAAATCTGGACAATATGGATTGTTGGATGAACAGCTCGGTACAAATGTTTGGGATGATGTTATAACACAATATAATATTCGAGAAAATAAGAAACAAGAGCAAAGAGAACGAGCTGCTCAGGAAAAACGACAACGTCAACGATGGTGGGAAAATAATGATGAGTATAAATATTGGTTATTAACATCAGAAGATGAAGAAAACAATAATAGTAGTATTGTAGATGATGATATTGGACCTAGTAAATATAAAATTAAATCACGAGTAGGGTGTGTAAAACCAGAAGGAATTGATAATAATAGAGTTAAAATTAAAGTAGAAGTACCACGTTCACAAGGATTTATGGATAGGATTTATATTTGTTTAATAAATTTAAAAAATAAAATTAAAACATTAGCATCATTGCGTAGTAGAAATCCCGAAAATATTGAAATGAGTTTTAAATATATTGTACCATCAGATGTAACTTTAGAATATCAAGGAAATGTAGAACAAGATGTTGGTGGAGATACTAATGTTGTTAAAACACAGAAAGCTCAGAATGTGGTATTAACAGAAACAGAGAATGAACAAGAAGATACAACAGCTATTTCAAATCCAAAATGGGGTGCTTATGTAAGTTCAGATGTTATTTCTGAGATGGATACGTTAGTCAATAGATGGTTTAGAGTAGGTACATACTCATGGTCAATATCTTTGCCACGAAATGCAACAATAAAAGCAATTAATTTACCTCGAGATGCCATATTTCAAGGAAATAATACTTGTAATCAACCTAATAAAATTCCATTTAGAATTCATAGATATTGGCGTGGTGATATGGTAGTTAAAATTCATATAAATTGTAATAAATTTCAAATTGGTCAACTACAATGTAGTTGGTATTATCAACCTAAAGCTGATGCTGCATTTCCAACGAGAAATAATGTCTATACACGTAGTGGTACTCATCATTGTGTAATTTCTGCTGCACCGAATAATGAAGTTGAGTTAAGAATTCCATATAAAGCGTATAAGAGTATGTATCACACAAAGATAGCACATAATGATCAGCGAGATTTACCATTAGATTTAGGAACATTATTTATTACTGTATTAAGTCCTCTTAAAACGACAGGGGAAACTTCACCAAAATGTAGTTTTACAGTTTTTATTAAATTTGAAAATAGTGAATTTACAGGAATGATAGCAGGTGATATTGATACACCTTCTTTAAGAGAAGATGAATTAGAATATCAGATGGATGGTGTAGGAAATTTAGTATCTGCTGCTGTTCCTCTTGTTGAGAAGTTGTTGGTAGGTAGTAGTAATGATCAAAATCGTGATAATCCTCCTGGTAATAGTGCTCCTCGGTATTTGGTGCCAACAGCAAGTCATTCTTGGTCAATAGGAACTGATATTGTAGAACCATTACATAATTTACGGTTAAGTGGTCGCGCTCAAACTGTTCATCCAGATAGAGATTTAGATGAGATGAAAATAGATGTTATTAAGAGAAAGTATATGTTATGCGACATTTTTTCTTGGTCACAACAACATCATAATGGCCAAATATTATGGAGTTATTCAGCAAATCCTTTACCTCCAAAAGATCAAATGCATACTGTAACAGAAGCAGGTACAAATACATTAGCAAGTTACCAGATAACTCCTATAGGTTTTTTGAGTAGTTTATTTCAGTATTGGCGAGGATCAATAGAATTTAGATTTGATATAGTTGCTTCACAGTTTCATAGTGGTAAAATTCTTTTAGCATATATTCCAGGAGTTGATGAGTCAACTATGGTTACAATAGAACAAGCTAGAGCTTCTCCTAATATTGTTATTTCCTTAGATAATGCTATGAGTTATACATGGCGTATTCCTTACGTTGCTGATCGTCCGTGGTGGCCGCGTAGATATGCAGGTGAGTCTGTTTCTAATAATGTTTCTTCTCCGTCAAAAATTTTTGCGTTCGTTTTGAATGAACTAGTTATGGCAGAGACCGTTCCAGATAGTGTAGAAATTTTAGTGTATATGCGTGGAGGTGACGATATGGAGTTTGCTATTCCTGTTCAACCATCAATAGGATTAGGATATGATCGTAATTATGTATCTAGTCGAAACACTAGTAACGTTTTTCCTGTTTCTACTACAGATACATATTATGCTGGTAATTGGCATACTACTCCTTTAGTGCAAGTGTTACGTCATGCTGCTACTTCAGAAGCTGTTGGGCGTTTTAGTGAACCAATTTTAGATAGACCAGTATATTATATTTTATCAAGTAATTTTCCTCGAGCTAATATAGTTAATGCACAAGGATCGACAGTTTTACAACCAATAAGTCATTTTATAGTTTTAAAAGGAATAGGGTTCAGCGAATTTATAATGTTACCATTCTTCGCTAATGATTCATTAGAGGCACGTATTAGGTTAGAACAAGCTGCGCGTACGGCATTTGAGAATAATTACACATATGGTTCTTGGGTAACACCTTTGACTATATTAGTTCCTGGATCTACGGCTGCTGAAAGTTTTGGTTTTATTCCACAATCTTATAATACCTCAGCGAATACGTATGGTGGGGGTAAAACAATTCCGTTTATTGCTATTACTGTTGATCTTGCAAATACAGCTTCAAGCGAATCTTCTGTGAATATAAGTCTTGAGGATTTGGAATATCAAGGTAATAGAGAGGAGTCGTTAGCCCTAGTTGATGATACTCAAAATCTGAGGTCAACAAATCGTGGTATGTTTACATATGGAGAGCGTTTTGTTGATCTTAAAGATTTGGGTCGTCGTTATCAGATTTATGGATGGACTGTCGTTCCTAAAGATCAGATTGAGCGAGATCCAGGTGCATGTAGTTTTCTTTTTCCTGTTCTTCCCCAGGGTTTGAATTTAGCAGTTAATACATCAACTTCAGTAAACCAAATTTGGAATAGAGCACGTGAAGGTCATATACCATTGATTGCTTCTTTATATAGATTTTATAGAGGGTCATTACGTATTAGAATTATAGTTTCAAATGCTTCGGATCTTGTTATGTGGGTACAACATAGACCAGATCGTCGGTTAGATCGTGACGTGATAACTCCATGTACTCAGGTAACGACAGCTGAAGCTGTGTTTAATCATAGTTATGGTGTATATATGCAAGCATTAAATGTTAATAATGTAGTTGAAATAGAAGTTCCCTTTTATCAAATGGCTAATTTTGGATTATTACAAAAACCAGTAATATCTGAAAATGTATCTGATTGGTCACGTTTTTATAGTTTAGGAGAATTGAGTATAGGTTTCTTTGGAGAGAAGCCCGATAATGATGTGCGATGTACTATTTATTATAGCATGGCAGATGATTGTCGTTTCTCAACATATCAGGGCGTTCCTCCTATGGTTTTACTTGATGATTTGCCTGAATATCAAAGTGAGTCTGATAGTTTATATTATCAGGGTTTGGGCGATTACTTTCGATCGACACCTAAGGAAGTAGGTCATCAAGTAGCCGAAGGGGTTACTGAAACAATTACTACTCAACTTCAACCAGTATTAGAAAATTTCGTAACTTCATTTAAATCAAAATTATCAGACGTGTATAGTAGTGTTTCTGATTCATTGAGTGATATTGAAATTTCTTCTAAATTATCATCAATAGGATCACAAATTTTGCATGCTATAAATAATCCTTCTCCTTCAACTATAGCTATTTCTGTAGTATCTATATTAATAACTTTAGGTATAATAACTTATGCAACGTATCATATAGTACATAAATATGTAGTTGAAATATGGACATGGATAGTAAATAAAGTAACTTCGAACAAAGTGCAAGAAGAAGCAAAAGTCGAAGTGGCTGAAGAAGCTTTGAAGTATCAAGATGGTACTGATAATGCAGTCACTGGGTTTTTGGCATTAATCTGTGGAGGATTATGTACTTTATTTGGTCTTAAAAATAGCATTTCATATAAACCTGTTTCCGATTGTTTATTTAAAGAAATTTCTAATGGTATGAAAGTTTCAAATATTTGTTTTGTATTTTTTAAGAATTTAATGTCTGTAATTGGTGATATGAAAGCATTAATTGTGGCGTATTTATATCCTGGTTTTAATGCGGCTGAGTGTTTAATGGAAGGTAAGGATATTATTGAAAGATGGGCTGAGTATTCTTTATCCATTTTAGATCCAGCTGTTTCACAAAATATTAAGTATGATAAAAATATACATATTGCGCTATTAGATTGTTATGCCTTTGGTAAAATTCTTAAGGTAAAAGCATTATCAACACAATATCCAGCCGTCATACAGTTAGTAAATAATATATTTGATAAATTGCATAAGTTATACGTAGATTTAATTGCTCAAGGGATTGATCCACATGTTAGAAAATTACCATTTGTTATTTATAATTATGGTGCTCCGGAGATAGGTAAAAGTCATTTGACAACTAATATATGTGCTGAATTGTGTAAAGATCAAAATATACAAACTGACACACATTTGATGTGTGTTTTAAATGCAACTTCTAAATTCTGGGATAATTGTGATCGACAACCATGTTTAGTAATGGATGATGCGTTTAATATCAGAAAAGGCACTATGTTAGAAGATCAAATTGCTGCTATATTTAATGTTGTTTCACCAGTAGTTTTAGTTCCACCAAAAGCAGCTGTAGAAGATAAAGGACGAACATATAATCCAGAGATATTTGTCTTAAATAGTAATACTGATTTCTTTAAAACTGACATTTGTTTAGAACAGGCATTATGGCGTCGTAGGGATATCCTAATAAAAAGTGAATTAGATACAGAATATGTTAAGGAAGGTTGTATTCATTGCTCAGAGAAACTTAAAGTAGATAGTAAATTACCCGTAGCTGCTGTAAGTGCTTTAAAAGATTTTCATCACTTGCGGTTTAAGTATACGTATGATGTTACTAATCCTAACTGCGTGTATTTACCAGAAAATAGATATCTTAAATATGAAGAGTTACTTGGAGTATTAAAAGAAGTGTTTAAAAAGAATCGTGAGGCTGAGAATTATAAATTTGCTGAACGTGTAGCTAAGTGTAATGAAGTGATGAATACAATTCCTTCTTTAGTTAGTAATGTAGAAAATTTAGAAGATTTGTGGAATGATGCAATTGCTAAACGTCAAGCTGCTGTTGATTTAGTTAAAAATAGTACTTTGAAAACATTATCAAAAAATTTTGCTGATAAGATTTCTGAAAAATGGTCTGAATGTAAACATGCCGTTTTTAAGAAAATTTATGCAGCCGTTAATCCAGGTCGTAATAAATATGATATGCTTAATCCAACATGTCAAAAATGTGTTAAATTAAAGTATCAATGTATTGGTTGTAAAATAGAATTTGATAAATTAATGCGCTCACAAATTAACGTTTCTCCCGATGAAAAGAATGAGGCGAGTACTAGTAGTTCTTCAATTGAAGAACTATTTAGTGATCCTAAAATGTCTTATCAAGCGGGAGATCCAATAGTTGTAGAACCAGATGATGAATCATCAACAGCAGTGACTGAGACAATCTTTTCACATGACACTAAGTATTTGTTAAGTACTCCTGGTCAAAAATGGTTTGATAGCTTAAAAACGTATTATAAACCTCATATTTTGCATACATTTTCAAAATTTTTAGATGACCATCAGGATGCTATTTCAGTAAATTTGCGACGTTATCCTACATATGCCAGAGGTAGTCGATTGTTAAAAGATGCTTGTGCTAAGTTTTGCAAATGTATACATCATTACGAACGTAATCCCCCAATAGTATATAAAGGTAAATTTGCATTTGTTAATCCAGCTTCTCCTGGTAGCCCAGATATTATAGACGATATAAATTGTACAGATGGATGTTGGCTTCGGCTGCCGTGGATACATCATAGAACTGTTCGATACTGTAAAGCAATAAATAACAATGTAGAAGGATGGATGGGATGTATGGAAGATTGTGATTTAACTTTTGATAAAACAACATTTAATGATATATTTTCTAAATTGGTAAAATGGGTTTGGGATTTCTATTATGATAAAATGAAGCCTGCTGTGAAAGCTGTATTTTCTTTCTTTACTACAATACATGGATGGATGTGTGCCTCTCTTTTTTTAACGACTTTATTTTCTACTATTATATTAGGTGTTGGTACGTATGAAGTGTGTACGGCTACTGGTTCCAATGATATATCTGCTAGTGAAATTGGTAGAGCTAGGGCTGGTTTGACAAGCGTTCCTCCACAACGTAATACACCTTTAAGTAAGGGTCAAGGGATTGGATTCCAAGCCAATTCGTACGAGTCAGGTAAACCTCGTGTTGTTAAAGCTTCAAAAGCTAAAATACGTACGCCAGTTAAAGTTAGTAAGAATTTGGAGTATCAAAGTGCTCAACAATTTGATGTAGTAAAACAACGCTTGCGTCATAATATGTCTTCAATACTAGTGGTTTATACAGATGTTGAAGGTAAACTTCGACAGAATCGTAGTTATGGGTTAATGTTAAGAGATCAACAAATGCTAATACAGCGGCATTATTATGACGCATGGCGTCGTCATGATTTAACTGCCAAATTTTTCTTTTGTAATCCAAATGTCAAAGCAATACCAGAAGAAGGAATACTAATTAGAGATATTTTTGATTTAGATATAGATTGGTTTATGACACCAAATTTAGATTATTTAGATAGTAATTTTGGCATTATTCATCTTCCAAAGACTATACCTGCTTTTAAAGATTTAACACGATTTATAGCAAAGTCTAGTGAACACCAGTATATTAAATTTGATGAATGTTATTTGTATTCAAGTTTGTCAAGTGAAAGTATGCATTGTGTGATGAATGTAGAGCAAAATAGAGAAGTTACTGATGGTGATGGATGGTTGCGTTTGTCAGAATGTTATTCATATAAATATACATCCAAAGGTCTGTGTGGTAGTGCTTTATTATGTTCAACTTTGGAACGTCCAATCATAGGAATTCATTTTGCAGGGACTGCTATGTTTGGATATTCCGAACCTATTTGTTATGAATCGTTTAATGAGTTAGAGGTTAAACATTATGAGTATGATCTTCAAGACTTAAGGCTTGACGGGGATGAGGAACGTGTTTCTTTTGATACTTTACTTTATCCTCAGGGTACGGTCAATGGTAAATATAGTCATCACCAAGGTAGTGTAAGTCAGTATATCCCGAGTTTAGTTCACGGTGTTTATGAAGTTGATACCGCTCCCAATCCTTTGTCTCCCCATGATGACCGTCTTCCACCGGGTAATCCACCTTTAAAACGCGGTGTTGAGCTTATGGGTAAACCTCCTCTAGACTTTCCAAATTCTTTGTTAATTCCATCTGTACAAGATTTTGAAGATGTAATTTTAAATAATGTTAAGCCTGTTAGATGTAATGTTGGGAAATTGTCAGTTCAGGATGCTGTATGTGGTAATGTTAATGTTAAAGGTTTTGAACCATTAGAATGGAGTTCGAGTGAAGGGTTTCCTTTAAAGAGTTTGCGTCCGTCTGGTGTTAAAGGTAAACGATGGTTATTTAAACTGGATGAAACTCCTACGGGTTATATTCTTAAAGGAATGCATGGTGAATTAAAACGTCAATTGGTGATATGCGATGATTTACGTAAGCGTGGGATTCGATGTCCAACCATTTTTGTTGATTGTTTGAAAGATACTTGTATTGATAGTGCGAAATGCAGTATACCTGGGAAAACACGTATATTTTCGATTTCGCCCGTTCAGTACACTATAGCTTTTAAACAATATTTCGGTGACTTTTTAGCTTCTTATCAAGAGGCTAGGTTGGCTGCCGAGCATGGAATTGGTTTGAATGTCGACTCCTTAGAGTGGGCGCAAGTTGCTAATTATATTACCACATATAGTAATAATATTGTAGCTGGTGACTATAAGAACTTTGGTCCAAGTTTAATGTTAAAATGTGTAGAATTAGTTTTTAATATCATTATCAAATGGTACGAACGATATGATAATGATCCTGAACGTCAATTGGTTCGTAAAGTTTTATTATCTGAAATTTTGCATGCTCAACATTTGTGTTTAAATGTTGTGTATGGTGTTCCTTGTGGTATCCCTTCAGGTAGTCCTATTACAACACCTTTGAATAGTATGGTAAATTCTTTGTATTTACGTTGTGCGTGGCGTCATATAACGGGTGAGAATTTTAGTGTTATGCACGATAATATTAAAATTCTGACGTATGGTGATGACGTGTGTATAAATGTTAGTAATAAGTACAAAGATATTTACAATACTAGTTCACTCTCTGATTTTTTTAAATCGTATAATATAGTTTTTACAGACGTAGATAAAACTGATAAAATAATTCAATATCGTAGTTTGGAAACCGTTACTTTTTTAAAGCGTAGTTTTAAATTACATCCGAATAGTAGTGCTATATTTTTAGCGCCTATAGAGGAACAAAGCATTCGCAAATGTGTCAATTGGATGACACGGAAGGGTGATGCACTTGCGAATACTCTGGAAAACTGTAAGCAAGCGTGTGAGCTTGCTTTTGGTCATGGGCCAGAATATTATAACAATGTACGAGAGTTTCTTCAACAAGAATGTATGAAACGTCTTGGATGCAGTTTTGCTGCACCACGATGGTATGAGAAGTCCGAAATTTGTTATGGTATATAGTCTCATTAGTTGTAAGCAATTTTTTTTAATGTTAATTTTATTTTGCTTGGCTATATATAGGTGGGTCACGCACACCTATTAGAAATAAACGCGGGTTCCAGCAGGAGTAGAGAACCGAAATGCTTCGTAATCTTGATTCTCCCAACGGAATAGCTTTTATTATAGTTTTTAAAAAAAAAAAAA